GACGCTGGGAACTGGGATGTTGATAGGCTTTTTTTTTGACCTTTTTCTTGACCCATAATGTCAAAGCAATGTGACTTGCCAAACTTGCAGCATAAATTGTAAAGTTCTTCGCTTATTTGTGTTTCTTTATTGATAGAAACAATTTGCGTTCCTGCTCGAAATACGATAGAGCCAACGTCTTTTTTTAGTTTAAATTTTTGAGGTATCATATTTTGATTTTATTGTTTACAAATCTACTTTAATTAATTCCACTCCACAAATCTCGCCACGTTCAACTATCTTGTAACGTAGGCTATTTAAGCCGTCAAACTCCCATGTGTGCTGTGTTCTATTCAATCTTTCTTTATTCGCTTTGTATTCGCTTGTAATGGGTTGTTTTTCGTGTTTCAAAGACTTATATCTGTGTAACTCGAATTTAGTACGTATGTTGTTTAGCTTTGTTCGGGTGTATAGGTCATCATCTTCGCCACCCCATCCCCAATAATTATTTGAAAATCCATTGCAGGTTAGAAACGCCTCTTCTGTAAATGCCGTTACGCCACCAAAACAAGTATCATACGGAACTTTGTAATTGAACTGCTCACATAAACCGCTAAAGTGGACCGCACCATCAATAGGCTGGTTGTAATGCGCTAGGCTTTCGGATAACAAATCAACATCATGGAAGCAAACCACATCATCAGTACACTCATTAAAGCCTATATTCAGCAACTTACCACGATTAAATAACTCGTTATTCGCTTGTTCGACTACTAAAATATCAAACCCTTTGTAGTGTTCTACAAATTGTTTAAGGTGGTCAAGTCTGTTTCGGTATGGTACTATTAGCTTCATTGATTTCGGTTAATTATTGCCCACTCTAGGCACTTATCAATTCGCTCGGTCTGCTTCACGTCCTTACCATACTCACGGCTGTACCATGAATGGATGCCAATCGGTTTGTCATTTATATTTATGACGGTGCTAATCCCATCTGTTGAAGTTATCTTGGTAAAGTTAGCGTGTTTGAAGTTCAAATGTAGCCAATAAAATAACCCCGCAAACGGCTCATCTACATTGCCATTCTTTTCGCATTGGTTAGCGTAGTCATAAACTTTTGAGTTGTCAAATTTTGGCAACTTAGTTTTAATTATGTCAACATTAAATACATTAAAGAACGGATTGACGTGGAAAAAAGATTTGTCACGGTGCGATATAATTCCTTTATCTGGAACACCACAATAAGCGAAGTCATTACGGACCATGTCATTAATCACTTGGTCAATTAAGTCTTCATTGGTCACAAAGAAATCTTCGTCAGCGTTTACGATTATGCCGTTGTAGTTTTCAAGAATGTGAAGGAGATAAGTCAGCGCACCATGAAAGCCTGTAAATTGTTGCAACCTCACAAAGGTATTGTCATCACGCCACAATGATTTTGATAGGCTGTAAAGTTTATCGTTTGCGCTTCTGGTTATGATTGTTTTTTTCATGCAAATATCTGTTTTACTTCATTGCTAAATAGTTTTACGCTACGTTCTAACTCGGTTTCACCGTGTCCATTTGGCTTGTTACAAAAGTCATTAAACCCACAATCCTTGTAGTTTATATCAAATCCGTGATAATGTTTTAGCTTGGCTAACCTTGTTAGACTTAAAAGCCAATGCCTATACTTTTCGATTTCGATCATAGTAGTTTTTTATAAATGTCAATCCGACCTTTAATAAACTCGCACAATTCATATTTCTCTAATGCCTTAAACTCAATCAGTGCTTTAGTCAAAGCGTATTTATTTACCTTTAAAATCTCAGCATCACTACTATTGTACTTCGCTATGTTAGTCGTGTAATATTTGCGCATTGAAACCATCGCATCAACTAAACATGAACTGCAATTCCCTTTTAATTTCTTGTTGAAAATTAGTGTATAGTAATATCGGATAGTAACTCCGCTTACATTGTTCACGCTACCTTTTGATATTACATTCTCGTTCAACTGATTTAAAAAAGATAGGCTTCTCACTTCCATTGTACAAATATAGCTAAAGTATTTAAAAAACAATAGCCCCAATAAAGGGGCTAAAGTTTATGCAACTAAGGGAGCGAGAAGACTATACTACTGCTTTGCTGATGTTATCCAAGTAAGCGATTGAAGTAGCCAAAGAACCGCCGTTTAAGAAGTATTTAGGCAAGTAGCGTTGTTCGCCACTCAAAGTCAATAACATTCCTGTGTCATCTTGTAAAGCCGTTCCAGTTCCACCTGCAAATGCAGATGCTTTCAATCCTTTGTCCAATCCGTAAACTTCTATTTGGTCGTTTTCGTTTTGGAATATAACAATCAAGTCCTTTGCTTTGAACAATGTTTCAACTGCCGCACGTTCTGATGGTGTAGCTGTGAAGATTTTAATCGCTGCGCTGTGGTTGAAAGTGTTGGTGTTGTCACCAATCACGCCTTCAATAACACCGTTGTGAGTGTAGTCTTTGCCTGTAACCGTAATCAACTTATAAGCATCGCTCGAATTGTCAACGCCCATTGTAATGGTGTTAACGTATCCGTTAGCGTCAGTTGTAGTGCTTACGACTTGGCTCTTTTGCGTTACCCAAACTCTACGGTTTACACCGCCCACTTGGTTTTCTTTCTCGCATCCTTGTCCGATGCTCTCTAGTATGTCAATACAATCTGCCATTTTATGTTTTATTTAAGATATTAAAAGGGGGATTTGCACCCCCTTAATTTTTTGTTTAGAAACCTGCGATTACGTTCAAGTCACCGTAGCCGTATTGGTAGTCAATCATGGCACTAGCTGGTGAGTAAACTTTGTCATCTCTACGGTCGTAGAATGGTTCGATGCTTTCAAAACCGCTACCATCAATCATGATGTGGTGGTTGCTAGGCAAAGTCAAGATAACACGATTAGGGTCAGTTACACTTGGAGGCGAACCTGCTGTTCCGTAAAGTGCTAAACCTCTGTCAACGTAGTTAGCGTTAATCATTGGGATGCCTTGATAAGAGATACCAGTAACACCGTTTTGGATAGATGCTCTGTCAATCAAGTTGCCGCCTACAGCAGTATTTACTTGCAAGAAACGAGACCATGCTTCATAAACTTTTTGAGTTACAATGAACGCTTTAGTTCCGTTGTCAAAAGTTTTAAGTAAATCGCTCTGTGCTGTGTAGATACCATACAAAGTACCTTCGATGTTTGTCAAAGACAAGTCGCTATCAGTGATTGCACCTGCATCAACTGTTCCGTCATTACCTGCTACACCTGCTAAAAGTTTTTGATAAACACCGTCCATACCACTCAAGAAGTTAGTAGTAGATGAAGTGTCAGCAAGGAACAAAGCGTAAAGCAAGTTAGTGTTGAAAGCGTTTGACTGCTTAGTTACGATACGGTCAACAATCTCTGGAGTAAGTTCACCTTTTCTCCAACCGTCTGGAAGGCTATCGCCCCAAATTGATTTTACGAAGTCGGTGTAGCATTGCTCAAAAGAGAAATCCAACTCATAAGGGTCAAGTGCCTTTTTAGTGATTGGCGTTCCTGTTTTGTAATCCCATCCACAAGTTGCCTTGATAGTTGGTGCATCTGTAAATTCAGCGTCAAAGTATAATTCTTTGCCGATTTTACCAAAGTGAATTGTGAACGGTAAAGCGTTAATCTTTGGGTCGTTCAATAGCGGTTTATAGAATACCTCATATGGTATCGAACCGTTTGCTGGTAGTGCTGTTACTGCGTTTGCCATGTCTTATTTTTTTTGTTTTTTGTTTAAAAATTTATTTGTTTTCCTTTTCGGCTCTACGTTTAGCGATTACTTCCATTGCTGAAAGTTTTGGCGCATCTTGGTTAGTGTTGTTTGACTGACCTGCTTCGGCTTTGAAGTTCTTGCCAGTAACAAGTAATGCTTCAAAAGACTTCACCTTTGTTGCAAGTGCAACAATCTCATTCTTGGTGTCGTTAATCAAAGTTTCTTTCTCGTTTACGATTTCTTCTTTAGCGGCAAGTTGTGCTTTCAAATCTTCGATAGTTGCGTTTGCTTCTTTTAGTTTCGCATCTTCAACTTCAACTTCTACTTCAACTTGTGTTACTGCTGTAACCACACCACCAACAACTGTATAAGTAGTTGTATCTACAACGTAATCACCATCTGCCAAAGGTGTCAACATTGTTTCGTCTTCAAATACTAAAGTTCCTTCGGTAAGTGTTGAGCCATCAAAGTGAATTACTTTGCCGTCAATAGTTTCGGTCATTGCTGCCTTAAATAGTTTTGATGTGAGTTTTGCTAGGAAAGATTTTATTCCTGTCAACTCGGCTTTGATTTCGGTTTGTTCTGCCATGTTAATTGTTTTATTTTGATTAGATAAATACGCTGCTATTTTGTACTTGGTGAACGCCTTTATTTCACCGCCCATGATTTCATCTGCAAAGCCTAATTCGATTGCTTCACTTGCTGTTAGTGTTGTTTGACGGTCTAAGATTGGCTTTAAATCTTCGGTTGACTTTCCTGTGATAGTCGAATAAAAATTAACTATCTTATTTTCCGCACGTTTCAAATCTTCCGCTAGTGCTTCCAAGTCTTTTGCCTCCATTGCGTTCGGTGCATCCGGCATCCAAAAAGGATTGTGAACAAAGAACTCGCTATTAGCGTACATTTTACGTTTGCCCTTTTTACCTGCTTGGAATATCACCGTAGCTATACTGCCACACATTCCGTTTACTATTGTGTTAACCGTAAACGGCAAAGCCATTAAACGGTCATGGATTGCAAAGCCTTCAGTAACTGAACCGCCACCGCTATTGATAAACACATTTAGTTCTTCAATATCTTGGTGTTCGTCAATGAAATTGTTTAACGTGGTCAAGTCAAAAGACGCTTCATCAAAGAAACCTTGCTGACCTATGTAACCGTTAATGTATAGCGTTGCGCTGTTCATAGTACAAAAAAAGGGAGAATAGTAAAGCGAATTTGTTTTTGTCCTAAAATCAAACTATGTTTGTCCTAAACTTTTTAACCATGTCAATCCGAAACAAATACATCAGCGCATCAGTTACATTCGTACTATGCTATTTACTTTGTGCCTTTATTGGTGCTAATTTTAACCCCTTACAATGGTCGGAGTGGGTTAGATTGTTTTTCATTGTAGCCTTGTTTATTCCACGTCAACTAACCAAAACTATTGCAACAGATGGCAAGTAAAAAAGACGAAGCAGAAAAGTATTCAAAACAACTCAAAACGCAGTTCACGCCTTATTGGTGGAAACGTTTAGAAAATCATTGCCAACTTCCGCAGTCAAATACAAGCGTTGCGAAGTTTGTTCGTGAAGCGGCTATTGAGAAATATAATGAAATTTACAAAGACGAAAAATAAACCAAAACCAAACCTATGAAAAAGCAAGAAATAATAGACAAGCTAAAAGTTGACAAAAGAAGCGTAGAACATATATTATCTAATGATGAGTTGTGCGAAAGAATACTAAATGAAAATCCTATAAAGCTAAAAGACTTACTTAAAAAGTCTGACGTTTCAAAGTCATTTATAATGAACTGCATTAATTCACACGCAATTAGTAGTTTTAGTAATGCTCCAAATGCAAAAGGTAGAACGGTGTTTGTTTTTGAAGATGAAGTAAATGAAGTGTCATTAATTTATAGTGATAATTATACTTTCAATACAATAAATAGGTTTGTTAATTCATTATTGGTATGCGCTCACGATGTTATACCCGAAAAAGATTATAGTGTTTTAGATAAATACTTCAATAGCAGAAAAAACTTAGAAACAATAGCGGATGAACTTGGTGTAACTAGAGAAAGAACAAGGCAAATACTTGAACGTGGTATTTCAAGACTAAGCCGAAGAACTACTTTAATTAATGAAGTTGATTATCTAGAAACCCAAAAAAAACAACTTGAGCAAGAAGTTGAATTTCTGCAAAAAAAGTTGGATAAAATAAAAAAGGAAAATGAAAGTATATTAGATAGTGAAACAAAACAAACTTTATCACAAATTTCAATTTTATCAAAACCTATTGAAGAATTTGTTGATGATATATCCGTAAGGTTGTTTAATTGTTTAAAAGCTGCTGGAATAAATACATTAATGGATGTCACAAATTTTAGTGAATCAGATTTTCTAAGGTCTAGAAACTTTGGCAGAAAAAGTATGAATGAATTAGATGATTTGCTACGCAAATATGAAGTAAGACTTAAATAATTTACAACTCCGATAAATTAACCGACTGATTTCGGTTGTTCACAAAATTAGTGAACTCATCGTAAACTAGTTTCGGCTGTGGCATCTTAGCTATGCTATCGCTAAACATCTTCGCCATCGTACTAGCGTTGTTCACCTCGTTACTCATTGCCCTATCGCTATACCCTCCGTCCGTTGTAGGTATGTATCCTGTGGCGAATTTTCTATTGCCTAGTTGGAAGTTTGGTCTGTTACCTACTGCCATCTCCATCTGCGCTAATACTGGCGCAAATCGCTCCGTTGCCTTTGCTGTTATTACACTTTCACCACGTGATAACCTTGCATCTATGCTGTCGCTCGTTGCTGTTCCTGGTCCATCTAATCCGATTACACCTGTGGCAAATCTTGGAGGCTGTTTACTTGCTATCATTCCAATTTGAACGGCTGAAAATGCTGCCGCTAATGCTGCAAATAACGGACCTGTAACCGTACCAACTAAAGGGATTGAAGCACCCGAAGTATAAGCCGCTAAAGTAGCGTTTATACCTTGCATTACTGCCGTTGCTAATTGTATAGCTTTGTTTTCTTCAAATTGTTTACGCTTTAACTCGGCACTTTGTTTAGCATATTCTTCCTCGCTTAATGCACCACTTTTTAAAGCCGCATCAAGTTCTTCTTGTTTACGTGCCGTTACCTCGCTAAGTATATCAGATATTGAACCGATAGTGTTTAATGCTCCTGCTACAATACCTTGTATAGCTTGTATTTGCTCAGTTTGTATTTGTTTGCTTTCTTCTGCTACTTTTTTTTGCGCTTCTATATCTTGTTTATATGCATCGTCTTTTATTTTAGCAATTTTATTAGCACTTTCAATTTCAATATTTTGCCTTTCGGTTGCTGTTAATTCTGCATTTTCTAAAAGAAATCTACGTCTTAAATTTTCCGCTTCAATTAATGCTGTTGGTGTTCCTATCCTTTCAGCAATTAATTCTTCACGCCTTACTATTGCGGCTAACTCACGTTTACTTGCATCATCAAATCTTTTACGTCTATCTTCTTCTTCTTTGGCAAGTATATCGTCAATGCTTTTAAGTTCTTCCGTTCTTAATTCTCTACGTTTAACATTTTCGGCTCTTAAGTTTTCAGTCTTCTCCTTTTCAAGTAAAATGTTTATTCGTGTTTGTCTTTGCGCCCTTGCAATATCCGCTTCATCTGCTGCATCCTTTAGATTGCTTTCAAGTTCAATTAATTTAGCCTCATCTTCTGCTGACTTAGTTCTTCCTTTTAACTTTAATTGTTCAGTTGTTAAATAGTCTTTAGCTAACTTTTTATTTAAATCAGAATTAGCAATTTCTAAGTCTGCTATCTTGTTAGCTATACCAATGCGTTCTTGTTCGCTTTTGGTTTTATCCTTTAGTGACTTGGTTAACGCTTGTACTTGTCTATCGTTTGACTTTATAGCGGCTGCCGTTCGTGCGTTTGCAACGGTTAATTCATCCATTGCTTTAGCTGCTTCGTAACCTTCTTTAGCTGCCACCGCTGCATTTTTACCTAAATTAAAAAGGAATTTAACTGGGTTTGCAAGTGCTGCCGTTAATTTATCAAATGATGATACTGTATCAACTACAGTGTCAATTATAGAACCAAATGCTTTGTTTACTGCTTCAAATGCAAATGCTGCTTGGTCAGCTATTACTGCATTACTTTTGAATATTTCAAATAACCCTGTCAACAACATTACAACCGCCCCAATAGGGTTTGCATTCATTGCTGCATTAACTCCCATTTGTGCTGTTTGAAAGCCTTTTAATCCTGGCACAATGCTTGTCAGTTTGCCAGTTAACTCATCAAATCCTTGACCGTAATTGCCCACATTTCGTGATGTGTTACCGAGTGCCGCCTCTTGTTCTTTTAGTACCTTATTTAATTCTTTAGCCGTTTGGATTTGTTCCTTAGTTGGCTTTGCTGTTTGTATTAATTGATTGTATAAAGCGTTGTAGGCTTTGCGATTTTCTGCTATGCTGTTTTCTTGTGCCTTACCTGCTTTGATGTTATCCTCTGTGGCTTGGGTCATTACCTTTGTTGCACCAGTTTGTTGAACCAAAACATTGGTCAAAGACCTTTGCTCCTTTTCATAAGCCTTTACTACTGCCGTTTGTGCAATGTATTCATCGGTTTGGGTTTTCCCTGCATCAGTTAATTCTTTTAGCTTAGTCTTTGATTGCGTCAATAAGTCGTTCACGTCTTGCAATGCCGAAACGGTGGGAGTAGTGTCAATCTTAAATATTAATGTATCTGCCATGTTAGTAAAGTTTTACAAGTTCAACCAATGTACTCACGTTCCTATTCGGGTTGTATCCGCTAATCTTGCTCACATAAAAATAGCTGTTGAAGTATTCGATGTAAACAGGAATAGTCAAGTCAAGTTGATTAATGTCGGATGCGTTTAACCGTAGTAAGCAAGTGACTATCTTAGCCTTGTCGAGTACATCAATAAACGCTTGGTAGAAAGTAGGGATTAAATTGTCATCAAACCCTAAATTTATTTCGCCACTCTTTTGGAAGTGAGTTAAAAGAATGTCCGTTGTCTGTGCGCTGTTAGTTGTGCCATCTGTGTATGTGAACGCCACATCATTAAACTTGGCGAATAAAATACGCTGGTCTATTTCATCTTTAAACGTGCCGTCATCATTAAATATCTGCAAGTCTGCAACAACTAACCCACCTGTTAACGCTTGTGTACTTGCGCTAAAATCAATCTCAATTAAATCTTGTTCGTCATCTAAGTTCTGGTCATCTAAAGCGATTACACCGTTTGCGAATGTTGCGTTTTGATTAGGGTCGAACATTTCATCATATTGCCACGTGCAAAGATTTCTTTGAGCGTAGCCGTCAACTGCAAATGTTATCTGTGGCGTGTCGGTTAGGTCTAATTTATTTGACCAATCTAAAGCGTTTGCAATGTTATCGTTTAGCTTTTCAAACGGTACAATGTTAACTACTTTGTTTACCTCATCAACTTGAATAAGTGAACAAGTCAACTTCAAATAAGTAGCTAGTAATTCGCTTTGTTTTGTATCGGGTAACAAACTATTAACGGTTGTAAATTCTTTACCCAAAAATCCCGAAGTATTACCAAGTGTTACGCTTGAAGGCTCAATCACTTTTGTGTTGGTTATTTTTAGTGAACCTGTCATGCCGCTGTAATTGCCACCAAACACCATGCTAATATCAAAATAAATATCGTTTACTAAGTTAACTCCGCTTGGTGTTAATGTAGCTGTTCCCGAATAAGTAAAAGTGTTTGTTCCTACTACAATATCACCTATCGGGATTACATCAGTTATACCTATTGAATTTATTTCTATTGTAAAACTTGCTGGAGTTATTACATCAATAGTAATTACTATTTCATAATCAACTTCTAAAGTATCATTAAGTTGAACAACTAAACCATTCCAAGAAGCTAAAGCCGCTGCATCAAAATAAATATCACTTCCACTTATTTTGTCAAGTAACAATATTCGGTTAGTTGATGCAACGCCAGGAATTAATGTAGTATCACCAAAAAACTCGCAGTTATATTTATCACCGTTAAAATCTCTCAACCACTCTTTGCAAAGTGGCAAAACCATTAACTGATTTGGATAGCCGTATTTTAATTTGGTTTCATTGTTTAGCGTGTAACCTTGTGAAGCCGCTATTTGCTCTAAAATAAACTCAATCGAAACGCTTGGAGGTTGGTAACGAATATCACCTAAAGCTATTGCAGTAGGTTGCTCAACATTCAAAGCGATTGAACGTGGCACGTCTAAATCCGTTCTCGTTGCAACGTAGTTAGTTAACGTATGATAATAATCATAAGCACTAAAATCAATATCAGTTAAATTGCCATCTTTTAAAGCCGCAAAGAAGTCGCTATTACCACCGTAAATATTTACATTATAACCTTGTGCGCTTTCCTTTAGCGTAGCAAATGAAATCTGCTGGTCTATACCGTTTGAATAGTAACGTGCCTTTAGCCTTCTGTATGGCTTTGTGCCTATGTTATTTACGTCATCGGGATTTTCAAAGATAGCTTTGTTCTTTGCTGTTTTCGGGATGGTAAACTCGGCTGACCGTACTCCGCTTCGCTTTTCAATTTCACCAATCTTCGCTATGGCGTATTCAATACTAATATCCGCATCAGTAGGTAAGTCAACTAATTTATCCTCGATATAAAGTTCACTAGCCATTTTGCATAGTTATTTCACTAGCGTAAATAATTCTCACGCTAACATCAAAAAATTTGTCGTTTGTGTTTCGCTTGGTGAATGTTCCTGCTTCAATCAACACTGGTACTGTTTCAACCGTTCCATCTTGCAAAAAGTTTGCGATGTACGCCTGTGTGGTTTGCTTTAAACTTTCCATGTAAGCCAATGCCTCTTGTGGTATATCTCCTGTTGTAAGTATCTCGCTATCGGTTACGCCTCTACGCTCACTAACGGCTCTTAGATATTGTGGCGTTTGATACGTTTCAGCATCGGGAATTTCCGTTTCAAAAGTAGTATTGCCGTTAAATGGGAAAACTGCCCAACCGCCTTGCCTTGTTAACCACGCTAATAATTTAGTGTTGCAATTAGTAGGTAAGTCAATTTGATTGTAGGCTTGTAGGTTTAACTCCACAATATATTCTACATCAGTTGCTCCGTAGCTTAGTGTGTAACTAAAGGAATAGAACCCAATATCTGCAACGTCTAAATCAATATACCACCCCAAACTAAAAGGAAACGAACCGAATGGAATAAACCACGCTGGTTCAGTCACATAGTTCCCTGCAATACCTAAACCGTTAAATGTGTATGCTGTCACGCCTTGCATAATAGCCGCATCGAAATAATCAGTAATCACTCCGCTATCGGTTGTGTCTTTAACGTAGGTCTTGACTTTCTTAATCATTAGTAAGGTATTGTCGTGTAAATAACGGTTATATCTAATCTTCCACTTCCTGCCGTTGGATTGCCTGTTTCAATCGCCCACATTAACGCCTTATTAGCAATGACGCTATTTTCATCGTTAGCACTTTGCGCTATTCTTATCGCACTCTTATTTGCCGTTTGAGTTAACATTGTGCCAAAGTCAATTAAGTTGTTATCCTCTATATCTAAAGTGTCGAAGTATATTGATTGAACGGTATTCGTTGCATAAGCCGCTGTGATGTATGTATATTTCACCACTACTGAAATGGGTATAATTGCCAAACCTGCACCTGCCGCAGCTACTAATTGAACTGGTGTTGTGTTACCTGCCAATATCTGTGCGCTTCCAATCGCTACGGTTACGGATTGCGTACTCCCTAAACCGCTCGACATACTCGCCCAACTCGCACCGTTGTAATATTCAAACTGACTATTATCGGTGTTATAAATTAGTAAGCCATTCGCTGGTGTAGCGATTGCATTACGTTGTGCCGTTGTTAGCTGAATAGCTAAGTCTTGATAGCTGTCAACCATATCGTCAAGAATAACTTGCTGAGGTGCGCTAAATGTACTCCCTGCAATGTCGGAAGCTAATTGTGTTTTGCTTTTTATAGCCATGATATATTGTTTTCGTTTATTGTTCTTGTTTCTTGTCTTTGCCCATCAATAAATAATTTGGTAAAACCGCACTCGCTAATCGAATTAGCTTTAACGTAGTATCGGTTCAAATCTTCAACCGTCAACCCACTATTAGCCACGTAGTTTTCGCCCTTTAATGAACCGTTAAAAAAGTGGCGAAGATAAATGTATTCTTTGCCACCAACGGTTAACGTTCCTGTAAATATGTTGTAATTGACTTCGTCTATGTTGTATTGTATTTTGTAAGGCGTAGGGAATGCCGCTTGTGCATAGCCGCTTAGATTAAATCTTAACCGCCCATTTAAATCTGCTTCGGGTCTGAATGTAGCGATTAGCTTATAAGGTTGAACGGTTGACATATCAACGCCACCAATAATCAATTCACCTACTTGCCATCCGCTGTAAACGGTCACGCTAGGTAAGTCCACAAACTCACAACCTGCACCAACGGAACTAATCACCGTACTCGGATAGGCTGTTTGTAAAGTAAAGTTGGATTGACTTGTGATTGACTTCACCACATGGAACCCAGTTAATGCTCCAAAGTTTCTAAAGTATATACGGCTTCCAACTTCTAAGTCAGCACTAAATGAAGAAGTCAACACCACTTGAATAAGACCGTTATTAGGGAAATAAAAGAATGGTCGTGTGGGTAAAGAGTACACCCATGTGAATTCTCGATGTGCGCTAACCCATTTGTAAGGACGTTGGAAAAGTAAATAGTCGTTGGCTCGGCTCATAGTGCAAATTTAAACAACTCTAAGCCGTTATTATTTTCGTGTCCTATTTTATTTATGCCGCCAATAATTCAAAAATCTCGGATTGGATTTCTGTCACCAATAATTGAGCAAACTCCGCTTCGATGCTTCGCTGTAATGCTTCGTTAAATATTCCGCTCACTAAATCGCTTCCACCTGCTTGGTAAATGGTAGAACCCTCTTGATGTATTCGCCTCGCAATTAAGAACGCTAAACTATCTTTACTTATGCCATCGGGTATAATTCCTTTATCATCTATCCATTGCCGTATCGCACGTTTAACCGCACCATTGCCACCGTTCTTTGTCGGTCCTCTGCCGTTTTGCAAATACTGAATATAATCATTGCCGTAAATGCTTAACACCGTTCCGTTGGTTACTTCAAACCATATTGACTTGGCTAGTTTGCCACTTGCGTTTACCACGCTCTCAAACGTGCCATTTGCACCCCTGCGCTGTATTAGCTTGGTTTGGATGTCATTAACCAACTGCTCGGTTAATTTAACGCCTAATTCGTTTAGTCGTGCTTCTAGGTTTATCATACCTCACAAACTTTGCTGGATTTGATTTGAAGTTGAAACCTAACGAACATTCCGTTGGTTACTCCGCTGAATTGTTTGTAGAACGGTTCGGCTTCATAGTTGCTCACTATCTTACCGCTACCCTGTAAAGCTAGGTGAAACCGCCTTTGCATGGTGTCGGCTTCGTCTGTGCTGTTTAACAAGTCATCTGCACCATCGTGTGGTGAACCGTCAAACAGAAATGCCATTAATATATTCGGGTTCACGTCTACGCCCATTGTAGTCGGGTTTTGAACACGAAAAGGGTAAAGGTGTATTTGTGGCATCGGGTTGTCCTTGATGGCTAAATTCGCATCGCTAACACGCCCATGATAAAACGTGCCGTTTGGATTAATAGTTTGGCAAATGCCTTTTATGAAGTCTACGGTGTCTAAGTACATACGGCAAAAATACTATTTTCTCATCATTTTCTGCTGTTGCTGTTGTGCGGCTTGTAAATCTTTTTGGTACATCGACTTTTCAAAGTCGTGAAGGAGAATGTCGTAAATCAAAGTCGCCTGCATATTTGTGACCTCTTCAATAGTTTTGCCCCATCTGTCCATCATGGCAAAGATAGTGGCTTTCGCTCCGAACTTTTTAAACCTGTCCACATTCGCTATCGCCTCCGCTTGGCTTGGTTTGTAGTCGTTTAGTCTTTTATAACGCTCAAAGAACTTTTTGAGTGCAGAAAAAAAAAAGCGCAAATCGGGTTCGCCTCATCAGTAGGCACATCGCTAAAGTCAATCTCGGTGTAGATTTTAGCAATGCCTATCAAAGCGTCCTTCGGTTTGTCATGCTGCAGGAGTAAAGACTTCGCCATCTCTAGTTTGCCGTAGCTTTCACGCCCGATGTCTATCTGTTTATCCTTTTCTAAGTAAGCGTTTGGAGGCTCGTGCATAAATTGCAATGCCGTAAATAACGCCCCTAATGCTTCGCTGTTTAGCTTATTTAACGTGGTCGTGGGTACACCTAGCAAACAACTAGCTTGGTCAAGTGCTGTTTCATAGTTTAGAAATTCTATGTACTTCTTAAACGGCACATCACCCCAATTAGTCGGGATGTTTATTATCTCCTCGTTTATTTTCCCTTGTATCATATCAGACTGTTTTTTCTTATTCCTGTGCTTGTTTTGTGCTTGGTTAAATACATTGTGCTGTATCGTAATGGGTCAATGCAATGGTTGAAGGCATCAACTGGTATTCCTGCTTTTTTATCGTTCCAAATATAGTTAGATAATTCTTTTCGCAAATTGTGCGATGTTGGTGTAATCACTATTTGATAATCTTGCATCTTGGTTATCCCTGCGCTCACACTTCCTGCACCCTTCTCGCATGGTATTATATTCGTTCCTTTTCGTCTCAAATCGTCTATCAATCTAGGTTCAGCACTATCCGCAATGATTAACTCATTCGGCTTTGTGGCTTGTTTATTCGCCTCGAATATTTCGTTTGTACCCATACCAACGGTTGAATAAAACTTTTCATCAGCGTAAATAATTTTTTTCTTTTCGTCAACCGCTACTTTGACTAAGGTTGTCGGGTCAACACTAAAGCCGTAATCTTGTCCGTAAACGTATGGTAGTGAATTGTCAAAATCGCCTTGCGTCCAGTTGGTGAAGATTGCACCTTGACGGTTTGCACGTTCACCGCTTCCGTAAATTGTCCACCAATATTGATTTGACTTTCTGCTTTCGATGTCCTCGATTTGCACTTGGGTCAAATATGGATTGTCTTTGTAGGTGGTTATTAGCGGTGGATATTTTTCGATGTACTGGTCGAGCCAATGTTCCAAACCTAAAGCAGGGTTATAATCGCAAATAATTCTATGCCTTGTTCGTGGGAATAGTTGGTCGATTGTTTCTTGTGGGAATTGGTGCGCCTCGTTTATCCAAATGAAGTCACGGCTGCGTCCGTGTATCTTTGCAGGGGTGTCCGCACCGTAGTAACTTATTATATTGCCGTGCAAATTATAATAGTGTTCGCT